AAATTGGGGCCTTCCCAGGGGAATTCCCATGGGGAATTCCCATGGGGAATTCCCATGGGGAATTCCCTGGAAAAAGACGTCATGACCAGAGGCAGAAAACCGAAACCGACCGCCACCTTGAAATTGGCTGGCACGTACCGGCCCGACCGCCACGCGGAGTCTGAGCCCGTGCCACCGGCAGAATCGAACCGGCCAGGGCTGCGCCTGTCACCTAGGGCCGCGCGTCGGTTTGCGACCGTGGCGCCCATGCTGCGTCGCCAATGCGTGCTATCTGAGCTCGATAAGGGCGCCCTTGCAGCCTATTGCGAGGCATACGCCAGGTGGTACGAAGCGAGGAACGCGATACACAAAGATGGCATGTGGTATACGGCCGCGTCGGGCAACATGATCAAGCACCCTGCTGTCAGTGTCATGGAAGCGGCCGCCGCCGAAATGCACCGGTGGTCTGCGGAACTGGGCATGACGCCTTCGAGCCGCGCACGAATACCACGCAGCAAGAAAAGCGAAACGCCAGCCGAAAAGCTGAAGGCCCTGGTCAATGGCGACTAGCAAAAACAACGCCGGTTCGGCGGTGGTGCAGTTCTGCGAACGCGCCCTGGTGCATGTCCAGGGCGACCGTGCGGGCCAGGCGTTCACCCTGGAACCCTGGCAACGTCGCATTGTGCGCGACCTGTTCGGCACGGTCGACGCCGACGGCCGCCGACGATACCGGGAAGCGCTCATTGCGGTGCCACGCAAGAACGGCAAATCGACCCTGGGTGCCGCCCTGGCCCTGGCCGCGTTGTGCCTCGATGGCGAGGCAGGGGCCCAGATATTCAGCGCCGCCGCAGACAAGGACCAGGCCCGCCTGGTCTTCTCGATCGCCAAGGCGATGGTCGGGCGGTCGCAGCTGCTGTCGGAAATGCTCCAGGTCTACGGCGATGCGATCGTGAACCCCGCACAAAACGCGGTGTATAAGCCGATCAGCGCCGACGCCTATACGAAGCACGGGTTGAACCCCCACCTGGTGATATTCGACGAACTGCACGCACAGAAAACGCCCGACCTGTACGACGTTCTCAGAACTGGCATGGGTGCCAGGTCGCAGCCGCTCATGGTTTCAATCACCACAGCGGGATTCGCCAGGGACAGCGTTTGCAGAAAAGTATGGGACTACGCCAGCGCCGTGTCGGAAGGGATGATCGACGACCCCGCGTTCTACGCCGCCGTGTGGGAAACCGACCCCGACGCCGACTGGACTGACCCCACGCAATGGGCCGAAGCGAACCCCAACCTGGGCGTCTCGGTTTCGCATGAATTCCTGGCCAGGGAATGCGAAAAGGCGAAGCGAGACACGGCCTACGAGAACACATTTCGCCAGCTATACCTGAACCAATGGACCGAGCAAAGCGTTCGATATATTCCCATGCGGGACTGGGACGCGACCGCGTCGATACCGGTGCCCGATATGTCGGGCGCCACGTGTTATATCGGGATCGACCTATCTAATACCGTCGACCTGACTGCCTGGGTGGCCGCCTTTCCGCTGGACCCAGAGCCAGGCGACGACGCCGCGCCGGTAGTCGCCTTGGTGCCGCGAATCTACATACCTGCCGATCGCATGGAGGAACGCGAACGCCGCGACCGAGTGCCGTATCGGGCATGGGTTCAGGATGGCATCGTCACCGCGACCCCTGGAAATTCGGTTGATTACGACACGGTGGTGGCCGATCTACTGGCCGCCGCTGAAACCTACGACGTGCGGGGCGTTGGCATCGACCCATGGAATTCGACGCACATGCAGCAGCGTCTACTGGGCGAAGGCGTGCCCGTGGTCGCCTACCGTCAGGGATATAAAAGCTTCGCCGATCCCACCAAGCAGCTGCAACGCCTCACGCTCGAACAGAAGATTGTTCACGGCGGCCATGCACCGATGCGGTGGAACATGTCCAACCTGGTGGTGCGACGTGACGAGGCGGGCAACGTCAAACCCGACAAGGCGCGGGCCGCTGAGAAAATCGACGTGGCCGTGGCGGCCATCATGGCGATCGGACTATGGCAGGCCGAAACCCTGGCCGCACGCAGTCATTACGAAACCAATGACCTGGTGGAATATCAATGGTAAGCATACGCGACATCCTGCGGCGGTTTGAATTACGGAGGGCCTCGAAACCGGCGGCCGCTGGATCGGCCGACCCCGTATGGGTGCCACCCCTGGCGGGCGTGCACGTGGACGAGCAGACGGCGCTGCAATACAGCGCCGTATTTGCCTGCGTGCGAATCATCAGCGAAACGGTGGCCAGCCTTCCCTGGCGTCTCATGCGCCGCCGCGACGATGGCGGGGCCGACGTGGATGACCGGTCGAACCTGCACTGGCTCATGTTCCAGGGCCCGAACAAGGAAACCAGCGCCTGGGATTTCAAGCGAACCCTGGAGGCTCACCGGCAGATTTACGGCAACGGGTACGCGGAAATTGTGCGAGACGGTGCGGGGCGGCCCCAGTCGTTGTGGATCGTGACGCCCGACCGCGTGACCCCGACACGTGACCGCGACGGCAGCGTGGCCTACCTGGTCGAGAACGGAACCACCGAACCGACGCGGCTACGCGGTCAGGACATGTTCCATTTGCGTGGCCTGGGGTTCGACGGCCTGGTGGGATATTCGCCGATCGCGCTGGCACGCCAGGCGATTGGCCTGGGCATCGCCACCGAGCAATTCGGCGCCGCCTGGTTCGGCAACGGTTCGCACGGTTCGGCGGTGCTGGAATCACCCACCCCGCTGGCACCCGACCGCTCGGCCGCCCTGGCCCAACAGTTCGAGCGCCGCAACCGAGGCCCGAAAAACGCTAGCCGTGTGCTCGTGCTCGAAGGCGGCCTGCAATACAAGCCGATCAGCGTGCCGCCCGACGACGCCCAGTTCCTACAGACCCGCAAGTTCCAGGTCAGCGAAATCGCCAGGTGGTATAGAGTCCCACCGCACAAATTGGCCGACTTGGACCGCGCGACGTTCTCCAACATCGAGCACCAGGCCATCGAGTTCGTGACCGACGCCATTGTGCCGTGCGTCAATGGGTGGGAATCCGAGGCGCAGCGAAAGCTGATCGGCACGCCAGCCCGCAGAACCCTGTTCACGAGGATGTCGGTGCAGGCGCTGCTGCGTGGCGACCAGGGGGCCCGTGCAGACTATTACGAGAAGCTATGGCGCATGGGTGTGCTGTCTGCCAACGAAATCAGACGGTTTGAGGATCTCAACCCGATCGACGACGGTGACCAGCACCTGGTGCAGATGAACCTCACGAACCTGGACGACGTGGGCGACGAACCCGAACTGGAACCAGAGCCGGTGATCGAGCTACCCGACGACGACAGCGACGTGCGGGCCTATTCGGTCTATCTACTAGAGCCATTGTCGGAGTCACTGGGCCGTTGCGTGCGGAAGGAATCGCGCGCAATGGCCCAGGCAGCTGAGCGGGGCAAATTGGACGCGAAGCGAATAGCGTTCTACGAAACCTTCGACGATGAAGTGGCCGACGCGGTCGAACCCTGCGTGCGTGCCCTGGCGCGTTGTGTACGCGGCGACGCGTTCGGTGCGGCCGACGACGCCCTGGTGGCGACCATCGCCCGCGATTACGGCGCCGAGCACGTTGCCGAGAGCCTGGCCGACCTGGAGGCGGCCGCCGCCGCCGGTGACGTTGGCGGCCTGGCTGATCTATGGTCGATTGAGCGGGCACCACGCCACGCGGCCGCCATCATGGACAAGGCGACGAAAATGCTAGGAACCCAAAATGAAATCAGAACATGAAATCAGGCACGCCAGCGTTCAGGAACTACGCGCCGGGGGCGGCGAATTGCCCACCCTGGAGGGATACGCGGCCGTCTTCGATGAACCGAGCGAACCGATAGGCGGCATGTTCCTGGAGTTTGTCGATCGGGGGGCGTTCACGCGGTCCCTGGCAAGCGGGCCCGATGTTCGGGCCCTGGTCGACCACGACCCGAGCAAGATACTTGGCAGGTCGACGGCTGGCACGCTTCGGCTTCGCGAGGATTCGCACGGGCTGCTGGCGTCTATCACCCCACCGGATACGACCGTGGGCCGCGATATTGCGGAATCGGTCAGGCGGGGCGACGTGTCGCAGATGTCGTTCGCGTTTAGCGTGGTCGGCCAGGCCTGGGAGGAGCCCGAGGGCGACCAGTTGCCCAGGCGGCACCTGGTCGACGTCGATTTGCACGACGTCTCGGTTGTGACCTACCCGGCCTATACCGGCACCGAAATCAGCGCCCGAACCGTCAGCGAATACGAAGCCGCGATGCGGCAGCGGTCGGTGCTCGATCGCCAAGCGGCCCAGGCCGCCTACCTGGCACATTTGGAGGTTGGCCACCCTGGCATATAATTAGGAAAACTTGCCCAAGCCACGCCACGCGTGCACCGGCCTAGACCGTTGCCCGCGTGACCGTGCGACGGCGAATCGTCCATGCTCAGCCATCGGCGCATCGTCAACCTTAAACCAGGTTGTCGGTGCGCTTTTTTTTGGGCGAGCGTTACCGGCGATACAAAAAGGTCGAATCAATGACAATTCAAGAAATGCGCGAGGCCCAGGCGGCAGCGCATAACAACGGGGCGGCCATCGCCGCCGCCGCTCAGGCCGAGGGGCGGCAGCTGACCGCTTCCGACGTCGAGCGTCTCGAAACGTACCAGGAGGAATTCAGGCAGCTGAAAGTACAAATCGAGCAGCTGAACGAACTGGCCGACCAGGCAGCGCAACTAGACGCCGTCGACAATCGACGCACGGAACCGGCCGAACCGACCACAGAGCCACGCGGCGTATCGAAAATCACCGGGGGCACCTATCGCAACGACGACAAGGGCCTGTGGGGATTCCGCGATATGGGCGAATGGGCCAACGCCGTCGCACGTGCGAATCGGCCCGGCAACCCGCAGATGGACGAGCGGCTACGCACAGAACTGCGTGCCGATCCCGACGGCGCCAATGAGGCAATCGACAGTGAAGGCGGCTTCGCAGTACCGCCCGACGCCCGCCGTGACATCAACGAACTGATCCGGGGCGAAGATTCGTTGTTGGGTCGGTGCGACGAAATCACCACCGGCAGCAACCGTCTGACGGTCCCGACCGACGAGACGACGCCCTGGGGTTCGTCTGGTATCCAGGCATACTGGGATTCAGAACAGAGCCAGGCGACGCAGTCGAAGCCGAGTATTCAAGAGGTCGGCGTCACGCTTCACAAGCTGCGTGCTTTGGCACCTGTCACCGATGAACTGCTCGAAGACAACAGCGCAATGGCGGCCTATCTCAACAGGAAGGCCCCCGAGGTGCTCACGTACAAAATCAACGAAGCAATCGTGCAGGGCACGGGTGCGGGCCAGCCCCTGGGCATCCTGAACAGTGGCGGCAAGGTCGAGGTCGCCAAGGTCGGCAGCCAGGTGGCCGATACGGTGGTCGGGCTCAATGTCATCAACATGTGGTCACGCCTGTATGCACCCTCGCGGCCGAACGCGGTGTGGCTGATCAACCAGGACGTCGAACCGGAACTGCTGACCCTTCAAAAGCAGGGCAAACTGGACACCGGCGCATCGACTGCCGACTGGGGCGAGGCGTTGTACATGCCAGCCGGTGGCCTAAGCGGCGCGCCGTACGGCACGCTTTTCGGGCGGCCTGTCATCCCGACCCAGGCATGCGAAACCCTGGGCGATGCAGGTGACATCATCCTGGCCGACCTGGGCCAGTACCTGGCACCGGTCAAGGGCGGCGGTATTCGCCAGTCGTCGAGCATCCACCTCTGGTTCGATTGGGACGTGACCGCGTTCAAATTCTCATTCCGTATGGGCGGCCAGCCGTGGCTGTCGGCCCCGATTTCGCCGCGTGATGGAAGCACCACGCTGTCTCCCTTTGTCACCCTGGCCGCACGGGCCTAATCAGTAGGAGCAACGATCTTATGGGTTCTCCATTTACGCAAAATTCGCAAATCGTTAGCGGGTTCGTGCCCGTCGACATGCAAGCCGGGGCAAACACCGGCGACTGGGTCAGCGTTGAGAATTTCAATAACCTGTCGATTGTCTTTTTCAAGGCGGCGGGCACGGCGGGCGATGACCCGACCCTGACCGTTACCCAGGCGACCGACAACGCCGGTACTTCGTCCAAGGCGCTGAATTTCACGCGCATTTATACGAAGCAGGGCACCCTGTCGAGCGTGGCCAACTTCACGCTGACCACGCAATCGGCGGCCAACACCTACACCGACGCCACGTCGGCCGAGGTGCAGGCTATCTGGGTGGTCGAATTCGACGCCGACGACCTTGACGTATCGTCGGGGTTCACGCACGTTCAGGCGAGCGTGGCCGACGTGGGCAGCAACGCCCAGGTGGGTGCGTGCCTCTACC